GATTTTCCCAACATTTCTTCGCTTTCTACAAGTTGTACCATAAACGGTTGTAATGTCGGTGAACATATTTGAAACATCCGCGACATGGGCGGCATATGTTGGTTAATATATACTTTCATATCACCATTCGCAGCATTTATATTGTCAACAACCGCCATCAATTCCCCTCTATACCCCGAGTCAATAATACCTACCGAATTTGATAAGCGAAAAGGGGTCTTTACAATACTAGAGCGAGGATATAAATAGTATCCCGATGGCGATGATTTTTTGTATACTGGATTGAAGTGTGACATGGAGCATTTAACTCCAAGGGGAGCACGAAATGTTATGGGAGATATACGATTATCCGTATAACCGCATTCGTGGTCGGTATAGTCGAAAGGGGTTAATAAGTCGAATCCCGAATCTGGATATGGCGAGTCGTATAATTTTTTATTGTGTGCATCTACTTTATCCTCATACCTTTTTACTAGTTCTTCATATTTAGGGGTTGGTATGTTTGAACCGGTGGACTGTTTCATAATAAACATTTTGAGAATACACGCAGGTGGACTTGGGGTCGAAGAATCCGAATAACTCATTGTATGACGCGAATGATGAATAGTATTACTATAGATATAACTTTATATTATTTTCAATGAAGTTTAAAATAATATAAATGGCACGGACCACGTATAAGAAAAAGACAAAAAGAGAGATATAGTAAAGGGCGAATATTTATAATATTTATAATATTTATAATATTTGTTATATTTATAAATAGTAAATATAAATATAAATAGAAAAATGAAGTACGTTTTTAGAGGCGCATTCTATAATTTTTTATGTATTATAGTTTTTGGTATAATTTATTATGTTATTAGGAATGAAATGGAAATGGACAAAACCATGTCTTCATATGTCGAACCACGACTCCCAGATACATTATTTTTATCTACAACTATCCAAGCAGGCGTGGGCTACCCGCTTATGACACCCAGAACCGCATTATCTAAATATGTTATAATGCTGCAACAGTTGTTCATGATTTTTACCAACTTAATGTTGTTCTATTTTATTTCTCTTTAATTATAAATAATCGCGCTCGTATATTACGGCTAAGTGCATGTAACACATGGAGGATTTGTTACGGTACATGGTGGGCAATTCATATAGTCGGGGGGGAGGATACCAATCGCCTTGGCTTGCTGCCATGTTACGACATTCGTATCGCAACCCGTATGTGGCAACATTGGTGGATAATGTTGCATACATGCGGGCGTAGGAAGATTGTTTTTTTTGGAAACACCACCCGCTGTTATATACAATCCTTGCGACATCATTTGTCCGTCGGGGGAAAAGTTATCAACATTTTTAGTCGTTGGACGATAAAACAGTTTCTTTTTAGTACCAATGTATATGTACTTTCCTTGAATACATGCACATTTATTATCGATTTCGCAACAAACGGGGTTTTCGAAATTACAAGAACCGACTTTTCGTGTTATATTCTCGACATACTGACCCTGTGTTTTTGTAATTTTGTAACTATTGTCGTCATCTTTGACCCATGTATTGGGGTAAGTTCCGAAGAATATACCTTTATAACGTTCGTCCAACATGGCTTGTGTATTTTTGGTAGATTTTTTAACAATGCTTGGGTCATTATTGCAGCAGTCGCCGGAGTTGGCAATATATACGGGGTATGTCCCGCAGCAACCACCACTCCCCATGGGTGTATTACCGCGATACCTTGTTCTTGTAACATTGGACACCATTCTGAACCGACCGACACCACCAATATTGCGAAGAGTTCCGTTTAGAGCGAAGCCTTTATTACCAATACCCGAAATTGGATCTGCGCGAGGATTTCCCCCTAAATTCGTTTTTCTTTTTAAAGTGGCAATTGACATTCTTATAAATTACACATACAAAAGAATTCTTTTATTTTCATCTTTATCTAAACATCGTTTAAGACACCAATATAAGGACGTATAAATAAACGGTCCTGATACTTTCTCGTAGTCTTCTTCGCCTTTGATTTGTTTTCTTAGAAAAATATATACACATAGTTGTGCTAGGCTATAATAGATTGATGAATAATTAATATCTATTGGTATTTTATCCGGTTGGTCTTGAAGACCTAGTGCAATATGAGGTGGTATAAAAGAATTATTTTTATTATATGGAATTGGGTAATCTAGTGTAATATGTTTGGTTTCCTCGTCTATTTTAAAAATCTTGTCATCGTTAACAAAGGAAAAAATGATATTATCGATAACAATAAAATCTTCTAAACTAAAAAAAGGAATAGAATATCCTTTATTTCTTAAAAATGTTAGTTGGTTTCCTATATTACCTATAAAGTGGAGTATTATATTATAGTTTGTTCCTTGTTTGTTGCTCTGTTTATTTATAAATGTGGTTAAAGGCATTACCGAATCGGCATTAAATTTCATTTTTATTTTTTCATATAATGATTTTTTGGTTTTTTTGTTACCTTTCTCCAATCTATCTGAGAATGGTGTCATTTTAATTTGCTTGTCCATGGTTTGCTTTTGTTCTTTATTATATTCGCTATGATGTGTGATATGTGCGATATGTGTGATATTTTCATTTATGGAATCTAAAAGCAAACTACTTGTTTCAATCGTATAAAAATTTTCTTTTAAAAGAGAAATTTTTGTATTACCTATTTTGAGTGTTGAATCAGGCGAAAACTTACTCGATTTAATATTTATTTTTTCCTCTAACTCCATGATAGTATAAAATTACAATATAAAAATAAAAAAAGTGTTAGAACATAAAACACAATTATAGTTCATTTATACTTACCTAATACTTACCTCGTTGTCACGCTCGTTGTCACGCTTGTTGATTTACTCTTCGCCATCACTCGGGCTCATATTGCAGAGTTGTTCCGGATTGTGCTGTTCCTGTTCTCTCCTTTCACCGCCTTCGCTCCTTTCGCCGTCACTGCCGCTGACATTTTCATCCCTTTGCGTGTAGCGGGAAAGAGCATTTACGCCGTCGCCCAAGTCGATGCGAGGTCTTGCGGTGTTGCGCGATGCTCCCTCGGGGTAGCGATTTTCCGGCTTTTCTATGTTGCTCGCGGTGCACTTCCAGAACCATGGCTCATCGTACACGACTTTGATTTCTTTTCCATCCAGGAGTTTCTGGCGAGTTTCACGAGCAAGTTGGTTCGTCATGTTCCATCTCTTCATGTGAATGTACACCGTGCAGAATCTCTCATCATTTTTGTCGGTCTTGTGAACAGTGTCGATGCGGTCAATAATTCCAATGCGCAACTCCCTGAATGTTCTGAAAACGGCGCGCTTGGTCTGTTCTCCGCGGATTGTAGGAAAGGTGCGAGGGATACAGATGCTGGGGGTTGTAATGGGAGCTGTGGATTCGCCATACATGGCGCGGGCAACATCTCCACCATATACACCCTCAAAGGCTTCGTAGTAGGCATCGCGGGGTCTGCGGTCATCACGGGGGTCTTCACGGCGACGGTCATCACCATCGCGGGGGATGTAACGCTCGCCACGGCGGTCATCACGGCGGTTGTCGCCATCGCGGGGGATGTAACGCTCGCTACGACGGTCATCGCGGCGGTTATCGCCATCGCGGGGGATGTAACGCTCGCCACGACGGTCATCACGGCGGTTGTCGCCACGGGTATCGGTTCTTTGGTTGTTGGATGAGGACATATTGTATCTATTGTATGCTTTGTCTTTTTTGATTACACTGCATATGAATTAAAGGATTCATATGACTTCAATTTTCTGTTTGCGGAAATTCAGCAAAAAATATAAAAATTACTATATTAGGACACAAGTGCTATGGTAGAGGAACTCTCGACGGTTCATTACTTTTTGACAGATTCTATCACGGATGAATGTGGCGAACATCAAGACGCGCATGCATGTATCATCGACAACTCATGTTACTATCCCGATTCTAACGAGTCGCCAAGATCTCCCAAATTAATAAATATAACTAATTCGATAATCAACGAAATGACTTCTTTTTTTAAACTAGATAACCTGTTCACGTGCATACAAAGAGATGAAAATAAAAAACCTCACAAAAATATATCTATTTCAAAAATAATTATGGATAATGTTATTGATAAAAAGTTGGGAACAATAACCTACTACTACGGAAACAAAAAATCATCTAAAGCTTATCACACATATGACTATCCGGAAATATATTATGATAAAAAACTGTATAATAATACTACACAATGGCTGAAAAATGAATTTTATAAAAAAATATAATATAACATAGAAAATATCTCTATGTTATACGGATAAGTACATTTACCACCAATACGCACCACACCACACCCATCGCGTTGCTGTCTCCTACAAAGTATATAGAATCCTTTTTATTTTGTTTATAAGTAACGAAAAAAATTGCTGTCAGGAGACAATTAATATAAATAAATTATCTTTATGTTGGTTTTTTTTTAAATACTATATAAACTATGATTTAAAAATAAATATAATAATAATATATAGCACCCGATATAGTTAGTAGATATATCTTTATAAGATATTTTTAAATGAGTAAAAGGAAATTCAATGATTTGAATGATATAATTGACACGGCTTATGTTGTAGCGGATTATAGCGATAGCAATAGATGTTATGATGTAGCAAGAGAACGCGAAACGATTAGAAGGGATGAAAATGTTGGACAATTGCGCGGGCAGATGCATGAACCGTATAGGGTAGGGTTTTCTAATAATAATAATAATAATTCATTTAGGAATGATGGTGGTAATATTTTTTTAAAAAAGTCACAAAGCAATTCACAAAATAGTTTTAGTAACACAAATGGAGAAAAACCCGAATTAAAAAAAGTTGTTTTAAATGATGACAACTTTCCATCACTTGGAACTAATTCGGCAAAAATAAATAAGTCCAGTACTATTGAAAATAAACTGAACTTCAAAAAGGTTGTAGAAAAGAAAGTAGACATTGTGGATGTGTCCGAACAAAAAATAACTAACGCGCCATATAAAAAAAACAACTATAGTCAATATTCGATATATCAGGAAATAAAAGAAAAAAGTGAAAAGTCTGCAAAGTTAAAAATGGTAAACGATGTATCTTCGGACGATAATGCTGATGATGGTTACTATTGAGCGTGAACGATTTACGTAAATAATTCGTAGAACCTAAACTAAATATATTAACTAATTAGTTTAGGTTGTTGTATAGATTATCTATATTAGTATAATTACAAATAACAATGGAAGATGAATATATATCCGAAAGTGAGCAAGAATATGAACAAGAGCAAGAATATGAACAAGAGCAAGAATATGAACAACAGCAAGAGCAAGAACCTATTAAAGTTCCTGAAATAGACTATTCAAAGATGTTTAAAGAGGTTACTGTATTAAATAACATAAAAACATATATAACATATATTAACACCGACAATGAAATCGAAATAATTAATCAGAAAAAAATATATCTTAACAACGATGATAACATAGTAACGCGTCATCAGTTAATAGACGTAATAAAAAATAGTCAAAAGAAAAACAAATTAAAATATAAATTAATATCTATTATGGTTTATAATATTCATGTAACGCCAGAGTCTTTACCAAACTATATAGAAAATCCAAATGACTTTATATCTCTTTATACGCTCAATAGAATCGAATCGTTTGAGTTAAAGCCAACGCTTCGGTTATTAAAAAAGTACAATGGGATTTATTTTTTCTTTTTTGAATGTCCCGAACAAACTACTATTCCTATGACACCCGCATCAAGTCATGAATTAACCGGTGACGGCGACTATGGTACTCGTTTTATTAAAAATAAAAATAACACCACAAAACGAGTACATATACATAGTTCGGGAAGACAAAAAAGACAAAATAATAACAAGACAAAACGCTATGACCGGTATGTAAATCTCTTATAGGTGGACATGTTAACGATATGATATATGATATATTATATATGATATATGATAAGGTTGTAATAGTTATAAAAATAACTATTTGAAACATACTTAAAACTACGAATCCATTATATATTATCATCAACATTCGTGTAATAAAAGCACAGCCCTTTTGTCAATGCAATCGTCAGATTTGTCAGATTCATCGAACACATCTATTGTGTCTGCTGATACTCGCGGTAATCCAATTATTCGCGCATTAGACGATATTGCATATGAAGCATCCATGTCTGATTATCAATATGGAAAGAACAATCATCTCGAGTATAAGAGCGTCGATACATCTTTGGTTAAGTTGCAAGAAAAGGTAATGCAGTTTAGTTTTCAGTTAGTAAGAACAAGTAGTGAGTTGTCTCTTTCAAGTGTTGCAGAAGAGACAAGAGAAATTTTGAATATTATAATGAGTGGAATAAAAACATTTGATAAAAGTTGTGATGATTATAGTAAGTGCATTGATATGGGTGTCATAATGTTTAAGATATTGGCACAAACGCGTGATATTATCAGCGGCAAAGGTGAGTACATGCTTTTTTATGTCATGCTTTTGGAATGGTCAAAAATCGATTTTAGATTTTTCGAGTATGTTATTGAAACGCTTGTGTATAATACGGAACATGCGGAGGGTAGCGACGATATGGTAGAGGCTAACAATACAAATTCGAAACAGCATCCTCTAGGTTCATGGAAAGATATGAAGTATTTTTTAACATATATGAAAGGACAATTGCTTAATGGTGTGGCTGGTAATGCGGCGGAAAATAGTCAACTTTATTCAAGATTTGTTGGTAAAATTGTAAATCTTATAAATGCGCAACTTCGCGCGGATGCTTTACATCTAGAAAATAATGGAACAAGTTTTTCTCTAGTAGCTCGTTGGATTCCACGCGAAAAATCGAAAAAATTCGGCTGGCTTTACTACCCCCTCGCGATGAACTATTCAGAACACCAGATTCCGTCTGATGCAACGCACCCATCATATGAGCGAGCAGTAAATCGCGCCTTTATGGTTTATCGCAAAATTCTTTCCGCAATTAATAAAAAACTTGATACAACGCAAATCAAACAATGTAATGGTAAGTGGGATGAAATAAATTTTGATAATGTTACAAGTATTACCATGCATAAACAGACGAATTCATTTTTAAATGTTAAAAGGGATGGCAAGACTACGCGCCGCGAAAATGACGAAGATCGCGATAACTGTAAATACGGTTATGAGGCATATTTAAGAAATGTAGTGAATGGTAGTAGTAAAATAAAGGGGAAGCGCGTTTCGACAATTGACTTTGTAAAGAGTGCCATTGATTGTATTTTAAAATGTTTGCCATCCGAGTCGCCAATTATTACAGCGTTGAATGAGCAGTGGAAAAGTAACTCGACACAGAATGGTAATCTTGGCAATTTTATAGCGATGACTGATGTTTCAGGCTCAATGATGGAAGATAATGGCAATCCGCTTCATTCATCAATTGGGCTAAGTATTCGTGTTGCGGAAAAATCAATACTTGGTCAGCGCGTCATGACATTTTCGGAGCGTCCAACATGGATTCAACTTGGACTAGAAGACTCGAATACATTTGTGAAACAGGTGAGTAAATTGAGAACATCGTCGTGGGGGATGACGACGAACTTTTATTTAGCCCTTGATCTTATACGAGAGGCGATTGAGGATAATAAACTCACGCGAGATGTTGCGGAGAATTTGACATTGGTTGTTTTCTCGGATATGCAAATGAGCAACGCGTCGACGAATATGCGCGACTTGTCTGCGAGGACGACGTTATTTGAAAATATTAAACAAATGTTTGCAAAAATGGGTGAACGACTATATGGAGAACCATGTAAAGCTCCGCATATTGTATTCTGGAATTTGCGCAAAACCACGGGTTTCCCGTCTTTGTCAACGGATCAGAACGTGTCAATGATCTCTGGGTTTAGTCCGGCGCTTTTGAACGTATTCTGCGAAACAGGTATTGATGGACTTCAGCAATATACCCCATGGACTACACTGGTGAAGTCATTAAGTAATAATAGATATGCCGGATTTGACCGCGCATTTAAACAAATTGTTGGATTAGAAGCGCATGACGTCTAATGTTTATATGTGTTTATATGTGGTTGTATGTGTTATATGAATTATCCGCGTTAAAAATATATTATATAATAATTAAAAAAAAATATTTAATTATTATATAATAACAACAAATGCATAGTATTCTTTCAAGAGTTATAAATGTCATTATTTTAGCGATTATTTTGACTTACGTTGCCGCTATGAAAATGAAATGTGGATATTGTACCGACATTCCGGAAACCAAATATGTCACCACTTTGAGTACCATTATTTTAGTTCAAGTTCTTTTATTTGCCGTGTTTCCAAGTCAGGCTCGTTCTTTTATTATCTCCAATAAATGGTTAATTTTAGTTTTACTGGTAATAAACGTCGCCAATATGTTATACCTTTACCGCTTTATCGGAAAAATGAATGAATCGCAATGCCGTCAGTGCTCTAGTGAATGGAGACGCACTTTTCTTTACTACTATTCTACTTTCGTTCTCATTATTTATGCCATCAATATCGTTATGCTTCTTGCAATGTTTCCATCTATTTTTGTTTCATTCGGTAGACACCGCAAACATTAAATAAGGACTGTTGAAGACTGTTGGGGTATGTTAAGGACCGTATCAAAGTTATTATTTTATTTATAGTTTTTATTTACAGTATTTCTACTTCTAGAAAATTGAAGTATAAATATTATTATATTACAAATACAAAACAACAGCAGAACACCCACACCACTCAAATCTATCAACTTATACAAATGTCCGGACAAGAAGAACAATCTCCCCAAGATATCAACAACGTCGACCATCGGGTTGATAATGATAATTATGATAATTATGAAAGATTCGCCGACCTTCTAATGCTGGCTTCTGGTCCGATGTCCAATTCAAGAAGTCGCATGGTACTCGACTACATGTATGGAAATCGTATATCTCTCGTACCCATCCCCATCCCCATGAATGGTGCTGTCGCAGGCGGTGGCGGTGGTGCGCTCGATGGTTTGTACGATTTTGAATCGGCGGCGGCATCCATTTTGGGTCGTTCATTGTACGACCGGTGTCCCGTGAAAAATGTTATCACCGATGAAGCGTGTCTTGAAATTGTCGACAGGAAGTTCACTAGCGCCATGGTCGAAGAACTCAAGATAAACGGGACATGTGGTATATGGCAAGAAGATTTTAAAGAAGGAGAAGACATCAAGATTCTACCATGCAATCACGCATTCAATGCAGAAGCAATTCTCAAATGGCTTAGAGAAGAAAAAGCAGAGTGTCCCATGTGTCGCTTATCCTTGCGATCAAAAGAGATTATACCACCCCAGTTACAAAATTTAGAGAACAGCGGTCACGAACAAGTTCATCAAGCCCCAGAAGAAGCCGAAGCAGAAGCAGAAGCAGAAGCACCACAACAAGGCAACCCCGTCGTTCGTGTCAATAATATCGCATATCGTTTAGCCGAGAGTGTGGCAGGTCGTGTTAACCAACATCATCATCACGACCACGACCATTATTCCATGTCTGTACCCATGAACCGACTTCTCCAAAATATCAGAATGTCCTCCTCTTCGCTACGTTTGCGTGAACCTGTCCGCGCCGCCGCACCTTCTTCGGGTGGAGCAGCAGCACCCGTTTCAGCTGCAGATATCGGTCGCGAAGTGCACGCTGAGGCTATACAACATAACATCGAACCGGCAAATCACCACATTATCAATAACTACTACCTCCACAATATCAACAATATTATCCGCTATAACCGCAACAATGACAACAATGACAACAACAAC